ATCCTCGCTACCGTGTTCGCAGTATCAGCATTTGCACAAGCACCTGCCAAGAAAGAAGAAGCCAAGCCAGCAGCACCGGCTGCAACAGCAAGTGCTCCAACACCAGCTAAGGCTGAAGTTAAGAAGGAAGAGAAAAAGCCTGCAAAAAGTGACGCTGCTAAGAAAGAGCCAGCTAAAGCAGACGCAAAAGCCGCTAAGTAAACTTGACCTAGAAGATAGCGATCTCATTGTTGATGATGAGATCACAGTTGGTCGTAATCTAAAGGCTCGCAATTTTGGTAAGTTAGTTGAAGATGACTTATCAGACTATGTAAAGTTTAGATTATGGTTAGCCAGACAAAGAGCAATGGCAGCATATAAGGAAAAGTGGGCTTGACCCGCTTTTTCTTTTGGTAAAAATAAGTTAAAAAAATAGCAGATAATCATTGACCTTGCTAAATAAAAAGCGCATAATAATACATGTGCATAAGGCATATAAACATTTTAGGCATAACATAGGAGGCATTTAAAATGGCATCATTAGCAGAAATTCGTGCGAAACTTCAAGAAGCACAATCAAAGTCCACAGGACAATCCACCGGCGGTGGAGACAACGCAATTTACCCACACTGGAACATGCAAGAAGGCAAGGAAGCGGTTATTCGTTTGCTACCCGATGGCAATTCAGCCAATACATTTTTCTGGGTAGAACGTGCAATGATCAAATTGCCGTTTGCAGGTATCAAAGGTGAAACAGACAGTCGTCCAGTTCAAGTGCAAGTTCCTTGCGTTGAAATGTACAACGACGGTACAGTTTGCCCAATCCTTAGCGAAGTGCGTGGTTGGTTCAAAGATAAATCACTAGAAGAAATGGGTCGTAAGTATTGGAAAAAGCGTTCGTACATTTTCCAAGGCTTTGTTGTTGAAGATCCTATCAAGGAAGATAAACAGCCCGAGAATCCAATCCGTAGATTCATCATCGGTCCTCAAATCTATCAAATCATCCGTTCAGCACTAATGGATCCAGAGTTGGAAGAATTGCCAACTGACTACCTCAAGGGTGTAGACTTCCGTATTGCCAAGACATCGAAAGGTGGCTTTGCTGACTACTCTACTAGTAAGTGGAGCCGTCGTGAACGTTCTTTAACGGAAGTCGAAGCAGCAGCCATTGAAGCTCACGGCCTGTTTAATTTGAGCGATTTCCTACCCAAGAAGCCAACTGATGTTGAGTTGAAGGTAATGAAAGAAATGTTTGAAGCATCTGTTGATGGCGAAGCCTACGACATGGATCGTTGGGGTCAATACTTCAAGCCAGCAGGTATGGGATCCGCAACAGGTGATCCACATCGTGCAACAGCTAATACATCAACACCGGCTGCAAAAGTCAGTGAAGATTTTGATGAAGAGTCTGCTCCGGCAGTTAAGACTGCACCAGCGGCAGCTCCAGCATCAGCTGATGGTGCAAGTCGTGCGCAAGACATTCTTGCCATGATTCGCAATCGTCAGAAGTAATTAGACTAAACATAGAGTGTGGGGCAACTCACACTCTCTTTCATTTCTAGGAAAATAATAATGGCAAAACTAACTAAACTAGCAAAAGTAAACGAATCAATCACTATCAATCGTTATGACAACGCATGGATGGTTGAAATTGGTGGGCGCGATAAAAAAGAAGAATGGAAAACTGCCAAGACTGTCTGTAATACAGAAGAAGAACTTCTTGCTGTAATTAAAGAATGGAACACAATGGATCTGGACAATTAATATGGCAAAAGCATTTGATATTTCTAAATTTAGAAAGTCAATTACTAAATCTATCGACGGTTTAAGTATTGGCTTTAACGACCCAACAGATTGGGTTAGTACAAACAACTACGCATTAAACTATCTTATCAGCGGATACTTTGATCGTGGTATTCCACTAGGCAAAGTCACTGTATTTGCCGGAGAAAGTGGTGCAGGTAAATCATTTATCTGTTCGGGTAATCTAGTCAAGAACGCACAAGCACAAGGCATTTATCCTATCTTAATTGATACAGAAAATGCACTTGACGAAAAATGGTTACACGCTCTTGGTGTTGACACAAGTCCAGACAAGTTGTTAAAACTTAACATGGCCATGATCGACGATGTAGCAAAAACCATTACAGAGTTTATTGCAGAATACAAAACAATGGACGAGACAGAGCGTCCTAAGATATTGTTTGTTATCGATTCGTTGGGCATGTTACTGACCCCCACTGATGTTAATCAGTTCCAAGCCGGGGATATGAAAGGTGATATGGGCCGTAAGCCTAAAGCACTTACAGCACTGGTTCGCAACTGTGTAAACATGTTTGGCGCCTACAACATCGGTATGGTATGTACCAATCACACATACGCAAGTCAAGACATGTTTGACCCAGATGATAAAATTTCAGGTGGTCAAGGTTTCATTTATGCAAGTTCGATTGTTGTTGCCATGCGTAAATTAAAATTGAAACTTGATGCAGACGGCAATAAGACTACAACTGTTCAAGGTATTCGTGCAGCTTGTAAGATTATGAAAACACGTTATGCAAAGCCGTTTGAAAGTGTACAGGTTGAGATTCCTTATGAAACAGGTATGAGTCCATATAGTGGATTAGTCGACTTGTTCGAAGCCAAAGGGTTGCTCAAGAAAGAAGGTAACAGCCTTGTCTACACGACCAAAGACGGTGAGATTATCAAACAGTTCCGCAAGGCATGGGAAAAGAATGAGAAAGACGGACTAGACATTGCAATGGCTGACATTTCAAAACACGGTGAAATTTCCACTTCTGAGATAACTAATACAGTTGAATCAGACTTGGAGGTCACCGAATGAAAGACGACTTGATTGCAGATATCTGGACATTGGTTATTGAGCACATTCCAGAGAAGCACAGAAAAGACTTAGCTGCCGATTTTGTTAATACTCTATTAGATTACGGTATTAAAGAATCAACACTTCAAAGCCTATTAGGTGTTGATGCTTATCTTGATACCGCAATTGAATATGCAGTCGACGGTGAAGAAATTGAAGATGAGGAAGAAGAATACTACGACGAAGATGAGGATTAAATGAATTGGTATGATAGGGTTAGTAAAGATATAAGCAACATTCCAGATGCTGTGGCCTATTATGAAGCTGAGTTAATCGAAGCAAAACAAGATGTCCGCATAGCGGGAAACATCGAGAAGGCAAGTTCGCAGATGCCAGGCATTGTGGAAGAACGCTTTAATCAACTTCAAGAAATTGAAGGTATCCTTGAGTACTTAAACATTGAACTTCGTAGACTTCGTAGTCAACACTTTCGCAAATATCTCGAAAACTATCAACGAGCTTTATCTTCTAGGGATTGTGAGAAATTTGTAGAAGGTGAGGCCGACGTTGTAGACTTTGAGAAAATTATCAACGACTTTGCCCTACTACGCAATAAATGGCTGGGCATTATCAAAGCACTTGACCAGAAACAATGGCACCTTAGCAACATTGTTAAATTACGAGTATCAGGATTAGAAGACGCATCATTATGAAAATAGGTATTTTAGGATTAGGTTATGTAGGATCAGCAGTAGCATGGACACATCGGCATCATGAAGTTATTGCCCGTGATCCTAAGCTAGGAGACAAATCTGCTAGTATTGAAGAGATTAAGGCATGTGATGCAGTTTATATCTGCGTTCCTACTCCCATGCTAGAAGACGGTCATTGTGATGACAGTTTTGTAAAATCTGTATTGGCAGAATTAGCAGATTACAAAAATATTATTATTTGTAAAAGTACAGTGCCTCCAGGTGTGTACGCATATCTTGAAAGTAAATATTCCAATATTGTTCATGCACCTGAGTTCCTAACCGCAGCAAATGCTACAGCCGATTATGAATCAGCAACATGGGTGTTAGTTGGCGGCAAACCGGATAATGTAGAAAAAGCAATAGCGATAATTTCTACGAGTACTATTGCTGCAACACATTATCATAAGACTAATATTACAACAGCATCAATGTTTAAATATTTGGCCAACTCCTTTATGGCTACAAAAGTGACGTTTATGAATGAGTTTTATCAGTTGGCGCAGCACTTTGATGTTAGTTGGCAAGACATCAAAGAAATAGCAAAGAACGATTCTAGACTAGGACATACTCACTGGGATGTTCCTGGACCCGACGGCAAGTTTGGATTTGGTGGTGCGTGTTTTCCAAAAGACGTTGCAGCCATCTGCGAACAGGCAATTGACGTAGGAATGAGTTTAGAATTATTAGAGAGAGTTGAGACAATTAACAAACGACATCGATCACTTTAATAATTCGTCTTTGATGTAATTTTTAATATCCTTAGTTGGTGTCCAACCTAGTGCTTTTTTAATTTTAGTATTATCGGCTAGCGTAATATATGCTTCACCAACCCTAGGTTCAATCATAGTAGTATTGTTTGAAATCATGGCTGCTAGTTCTAGTACAGAATGATTAATTCCTGTACCTACATTAAATATTTCTCCATAATGGTTGTGATCAACCATCATCGCTAAAATATTTGCATTGACTACATCATCTACATGAGTGAAGTCTCTACGTTGTGTACCGTCTGGAACAATAGTAAGCGATTCTCCAGCTAGGTGCTGTTTTAAAAATTTTCCTACTACAAGAGCATACGGGCCTTTTACCGGCTCTCTAGGTCCGTACACATTAAAATATCTAAAAGAAACAATCTTCATATTAAACATCTTAGCATACAGTTCACACAGATTTTCTCCAGCAACTTTAGATACCGAATAGATATTGAGACAATCTTCTTGCATAGTTTCTTCTAACGGCGGCGTATTTTTTAAACCGTAAGATGATGAAGTTGAAGAATACATTATTTTTTTAACGCCAGCAGCCTTTGAACACTCTAGTACTGTAGCTGTTCCTACAACATTAGTATTAACAGTACCTAGTGGTATAGTTAACGCATTTTGAATTCTTGCTTCAGCAGCACAATGAAATACATAATCAACACCCACATACAAGTTTTTAGTTGCCTCGTAATCAGTTATATCTAGTTTATGATATTTTGCATTTTTATTATAATAAAATTGATCGTGACATTTAGATGATTCATTATCTATGACAACTACTTCGTGTCCTAATTCTAATAATTTGTCCACAATATGCGAACCTATAAACCCTGCACCGCCTGTTACTAATGACCTCATCAATTGCTCCTGAAATTCTTTATAAAGTATTTATGCATTAACTGCTAACATAAATACTACTATGAACAATGTTAACATGATAAAGATAGGAAACTGGTGGTTTTTAAACGATGATCCTAATCGAAAAGAATATGCGGATATCGAATGGGGCGAAGCCGGAGTAAACGAGTCGATGGCGCAAGTTATTGACAACTTCTTTGTTGGCAGAACTAGAATGCACGCTCTTGACATAGGAGCTAACGTAGGGTTTATGACTGCATATTTTGGCAAACGTTGGGAAAAGGTTACTGCATTTGAACCAACGCCGTCGGTATTTGCTTGTCTAACACAAAATTGCACCAGAGCTAATATTACTAACATGCCTATAGCTCTTAGCAATGAAACCGGCACAGTGTTGTTTGCAGTCCAGTCAAGGTCAGAAATTAATCAAATTGTTAGCTCAGTAGACGTATTAAAAAAACACTGGAGTGCAATTGAAGTTCCAGCTGCTACATTAGACAGTTTAAATTTATCTAACATAGACATGATCAAAATTGATGTTGAAGGACACGAGTTAAATCTTCTTAAAGGCGCTGAACAAACTATAAAGTCTCAGAAGCCGTTAATTGCAATTGAAATTAGTTTTGAAAATAAAGTGCTAGATAAAGAACTTAGCAAAGGCCATGCTGACGCATTAGGTCTACTTGAGTCGTGGGGATACCGAACAATTTGGAATCACAAGTACGACTACATTATGGAACCAGTATGAGAATAATAGATGCATTTACATTTCTTAATGAAATAGAATTAGTTAAAGCTAGACTTGAATATCTTAATGATATAGTTACTGACTTTATTATAGTAGAGAGCAACCAAACCTGGAGACATCAACCCAATACTCCGTGTTTCGCAGAAGTTATCCCAACACTGCCAATTGATATACAGAACAAAATTCATCATGTAGTTGCTGAGTGGCCTGTTGAATGGTTAAATGACGAAGCAGGAGTTCAAGGCAAATGGGTCGAAAATGGTACTCGAGAACAAGCATTAATAGAAATGCGTAAATGGGCTGATCCAGAGGATTGGGTTATCATGAATGATTTAGATGAATTCTGGGACCCGGAGTTGTGGGAAGCTGCTAAAACTGAATATGAGAAACACGGAAAAATAGTATGGATGCAGAACAACAGAGTATGTTTTGTAGATTGGGAAACATTAGGATTTCCGTCATGGCCTGGATCTAAAATGGGTCGATTAAAAGATATCACTACAATGGCTGAATTTTATTGCAGCAAAAATAAAGGCCCATTTATATTTCATTGCTTCACTGGCGGCTGGCATTTTAGTAAAATGGGCGATGAAAAGACCAAAGCCAAACTAATGGGAAGTATTAGAGAATGGCGAACTTGGGAAACTAAAATTGGTATGACTGCTGAAGAAGCAGCACATGAAATATTCCACGGTGGCGGATGGAATAGAGTCACTAAGAAAAAGAAAATAGGAGGAAACCCAGTAGGAACACAAGGGCTTACTCCAGGAGTGACTAAAATACTAAAGCAATATCCTGTATTGTGGAGTAAGGGTCGTTTACCTAATAATGGTACTAAGAAACGTTAATCTTTATACCAAAGAAAATCTACGCCTTGACTCAAGATACAATGATATCCTAAATCCGACATATACTTATAGTAAGTGGTGTCGCCATGCTCGGCAGCATTATCTTCTAAACAGATATAAGAAATTTTTTGTTTTGTCCAATCTACACAATTCAAAATAGCCAACTCTGATCCTTCGGTATCTAGTTGCAGATAATCGATGTGAAGAGGCAATCCTAAGCTATTCCATTCTCTAGTTTCGACTGTGATAAACTGAGTTTGATCTTGGTTATATTTGCTTTTATGCGAGTCTGGATGTGTTTCGATGAGTCCGTTTGTAGCAGGATCGTTTTTAAAAGCTGCAAATTCTGCTGTGCCATTTTTATTAAACACGGCAACATTTAAACAACGACACTTTCTATTTTTTTCTAGTGTTTCGAAACTTTCAGGAGTTGGTTCAATGCAAACACCATCCCATCCTAGGTTTTCTAATATAACAGTGCTATTTTTCTTATAACCGTTCCATGCACCAATTTCAACATAAAATCCTGCTTTTCTATCGCGCCAAATAGCGTCTAAAAATATTTGAGTCATTCTAGGATGTTTCATTTCATTCCCCTTATAAGATATTTATCATCATAATATGCGCAGATAAATATTACTATGAAATTAAATATTGCTTGGGCTGGGCTAGCTGATTTAAACTATTGGAATCACATAGCCAAATATTGTGTGCCTTCCTGGAAAGACTTACCAGGAGATAAATTCTTAATATGTGATAGTAAAGATATTTTAGTTCCAACTGTTAGTGTTATTCAGTGGGACAATGTTGTTAATCTAACTTCTAAATTTCCATCTACTTATAGTCAAGGCCGAAAACAAACAAACTTTTGGCGTAAAATGCAAAGCCAAGTCTGGGCAATTAAAAACTTAAAACAATACGACTGGTTAGTGCTTTTAGATACAGACATTGAAGTCTACGATTTAAAATTAGAAATATTGCACGATACATTGATTGTATTACAAAATAAAAATCTACTATGGGCAACCGGAGAATCTAATGATGGGTTTTTAGATGCTGGAATAATTATTATAAATTGCAAACATCCTGAAATCGATAACTTTGTAAAAATATATGAAGACTATTGGGAGACAGGAAAGATTAAACTCTTAGAACACGGATACGATGGCGACGTTGTTGTTGAAATGTTAAAGTTGTACGAATCAGTTAAAATAAAAAACTTTAATCACGGTCAAGGAATGCATTCGTACAATATCGGACTATTCCATTGGGGTAGTAAGGAATCCAAACCAATTAGACAAAATATTGATGATGGTTTAGGATATATAAAAAATAAAATTGATAATATAAAATGAAAAAAATTGTAATTGCAACAGGCGGATTTGATCCCATTCATTCAGGTCATATTAACTATATTAAAGAGGCCAAAAAATTAGGCGATGTACTAATTGTAGGTGCAAATTCAGATGCGTGGCTACGCAGAAAGAAAGGGCAAGAGTTTATGCCCTGGGAAGAACGTGCTAGTATTTTGAGCGCCATCAAAGATGTGGATCGTGTTATCAACTTTGATGATACTGACGGTAGCGCAAAAGATGCTATTAGAAAAGTAAGATCAATTTTTCCTCATGATAAAATTGTTTTCGCCAACGGCGGTGATAGAACTAAAACTAACATTCCAGAAATGGATGTACTAGAAGAAATGTTGCATTTAGAATTTGTTTTTGCTGTAGGCGGTGAACATAAAATGAATTCTAGTTCATGGATCTTGCAAGAATGGAAAGCACCCAAAACTGAACGCCAGTGGGGCTACTATCGTGTACTACACGAAGTTCCGGGAATGAAAGTTAAAGAACTTACTGTAGATCCCGGCAAGAGTTTAAGCATGCAACGTCATCAATTACGTGCGGAGTATTGGATGGTTAGCGAAGGCCAGTGCGTAGTTAATAGCATGATGCCCAATGGATATCGCCTACTTCCTGCAGAATTAAAACAACATCAAGAATATAAAATACCGGTTGCTGAGTGGCATCAATTAACAAACCCCTATGATGTACCTTGTAAAATTGTTGAAATACAGTACGGACAAAGTTGTGTTGAAGAGGATATAGAAAGAGTATGAACAATTGGATCTTTCTCAGCAAGGAAGGCAAAGACGAATATGTCAATTCTTTTGCAATAGGTAGTGGTGGTAGAGTAATCAATTCTGATGATTTTAATTATGACGACAGTGACGATCCTATTGTTTTACGCGGAATCCTAAAACACAAAATAATGAAACGCTGTTGGTTTGAAGGCAGAGATTTTTATTTTATGGACACCGGATACATGGGCAATCAACGAGGTCCGTTAAATCCTATGGGCTGGAAGTTTTGGCACCGTATTGTAAAAAATGATCTGCAACATGATCAAGTAATTCACAGACCGCCTGATAGATTCAAGAAGTTGGCCATTCCGGTGCATCGCTGGAAAAAAGGCGGGAGAAAAATACTCATTGCCAAACCTGATGAAAAACCCATGAAGTTCTATAATCTAGAACTGGAGCAATGGTTAGAAGAAACCATTGCAACTATTAAGCAATATACTGATCGTCCTATTGAAGTTAGAGAACGTGTAAAAAGTCGCACTGATAGAATGATCACTAACTCACTCAAAGAAGCTCTAGACGAAGATGTTCATGCGCTAGTGACATTCAACAGCAACGCTGCCACTGAAGCAGTGTTGTATGGATATCCTGCTTTCACTCTATGCTCAACACACGCAGCTAAATCTGTAACTGAACAAGATCTCAGCAAGATTGAAACACCATATTATCCCGATCTACAACAAGTTGAAGCGTGGGCACATCATTTGGCCTACTGTCAATTTCATGTCAGTGAACTTAAAGACGGCTCAGCCTGGAGAATGTTAAATGAACAATGATTTTTTACCCGTATACATCGGTTATGACAGCAGAGAAGACATAGCGTATCGAGTCTGTGAATATTCCATATATAAAAATTCTTCTACGGCCGAGGTTAAATCTCTTAATCAGTCTAAACTTCGTAGAGATGGGTTGTATTCTAGAGATGTTGATCAATTGGGATCAACAGAATTTACTTTTACAAGATTTCTTGTTCCGACACTGACTAATTTCCAAGGATGGGCCTTGTTTTGCGACTGTGATTTTGTATGGGACGGTGATATTCAAGAAGTTTTTAAACAGGCAGATCCAAAATTTGCTGTGATGGTTGTCAAGCACGATCATGTGCCAATCAATACAACAAAAATGGACGGAAAAACACAGACACAATATCCTCGAAAAAATTGGAGTTCGATGATACTTTGGAACTGCGAGCATCCCAGCAATCAGCGGTTGACCATAGATGATGTCAACACCAAAGACGGTGCTTATCTACATAGATTTCAATGGTTGCAAGATAATGAAATTGGAGAACTGCAAACAAAATTTAATTTTCTAGTAGGATGGAACAAGGAATCTGTTACCGGAAAACCGTTGGCCTATCACTGGACCGAAGGTGGTCCTTGGTTTGAAAATTATAGAACCTGCGAATATGCTGATGTTTGGTGGAAGTATCTTATAGACTACGCCAATGAAATAGGCAGAAATAATACGCAGGTATATGCACCTATTACCTGGGTGACTAGTCTATCTAGAGAGTATTATAATTATGCAGCCAATTTAACACTACCGTCGTGGGATAAATTGCCCGGAGATGTAGTTTTTGTTTGGGATGACAAGCCGGCGGATCTAGGTTTTGGCAAAGTCTATAATTTTTGGAAAGATGTAGCAAGTCCAGAAGACCCTTGGATGAAAGAAGGTATGGGCGGTAGCAAAGCTGATAGATTCTGGAAGAAGAGTCGTACACAAGTATGGGCTGCTAGAAAATTTCGAGGGCTGGTGGTGTGGATAGATGCTGATATAATGGTAGAAAAAGAGTTGTCACGAGCCAAGGCCATGGAAATTTTACATCCAGGCAACAATGTCTGGGCAACATTGGACACTGGGTCAGATTGGCCGCACAAAGACGATTGCCCCATAGACACCGGTATAGTGGCATTTGATACAAAGAATCCAGAATTTAATAATTTTATTAGAGACTATTCTATGACCTGGTACAACGGCGATATTTTTAAATTGCCGCAGCCATACGATCATCATGCAGCAAATTATGTGAGACGAAAATGGCCCATGTCAACATATTGTCCACACTACAACAATTGGTTAACTATTCCTCAAGGCCATATCAGTAGATTTGCCATGGAAAACAGCAGACTGAAAGATTATTTTACACACTATCTTGGTATAGATAGAAAAGAACTGTTAAACAACAGTACCAAGAAAGAAAAGAAAGACAAAGGCACCAAATGAAATTTGTTTCCTATCTAGCCTGTTTACCGCCTAACAATAAAAATGTAGAGAAAGGCGAGATCCTTGATCGATACGCTATGGGAGTAGCCTACATGGGTGATCAAGTTATAGCTCATACTCAACGAACATTAGTAGACGCAGACGTGGCCATGATGATAGGTTGGGTACATGAAAATTCCAAAGAAAGTGCTCATTTGGATTTTCGCAAGCAGATTATCGATTATCAAAGAGCCAAAGGCAAACGAGTGTTGCTTGCAGACAGCAATTTATTTCTTTATAAAAACACAGCCAACCCATTGCACTACTTGAGATACAGCTATGATGGAATATTTCCCAATACTGGTAATTATTGTGACAAAGAAATTGATCCTGCCCGCTGGAAAAAATTATCTACAGATTTAGGTATCAGTCTTAGAGATTATAGATCAAACGGCAATCATATTCTATTATGCCTTCAAAGAAATGGCGGGTGGAGCATGGGTGGCTACGATGTTATTGACTGGACAGCAAAAACAATCAAAGAACTACGCAAACATTCTACGAGAGACATCGTTATTCGTGCGCATCCAGGAGACAAAGGAGCCAAGGGATATCTAAGTCCCAACAACCTCATTAAAAAAATAGGCATGTTGAAAGGAGTGAGATTATCCAGAGATGGACACTCGTTAGAGCATGATTTAAAACATTGTTGGGCAGTGGTCAATCATAATTCCAGTCCTACTGTGGGTGCTGCCATTGAAGGGTTTCCTATTTTTGTTACAGACCCTACAAGAAGTCAATGCGCAGAAATTGCCAACACTGATCTAGCCCAAATCGAAAATCCCAACCTTCCGGACAGACAAACTTGGGCAGAAAGACTGGCCATGTTTCATTGGAACTTTGCCGAAATTGAAAGCGGCGAGTGTTGGGCACATATGAGAAAATACGTATGAACATAGAAATTATAACAAGTTTTAATCAAAGGTATTATGATCTTATAGGTAAAGATTGTGTTGAAACATGGCTAAAATACTGGCCAAAAGAATTGACATTGACATGTTATGTAGAAGAATTTTATTTGCCGGAACATCCTAGACTAAAACAAATATCATTTGATGTATTCAAACCTGAATACTATGAGTTTCAATCAACGTCAAGTAAACAAGTCCAGAAATTTGCTAAAAAAGCCTGGAGCTTTATCCATGCCATGGAAAATTCCACAGCAGATAGAATTGTATGGTTAGATGCTGATGTATTGTCAGTGGACCAGTTGCCATTGAAATTATTACAAGATGTACTTCCTTCAGATGTGCTCAGCACTCACATGGGAGTGACCTACACAACGGCCAAAGATGGAAGTCCCGGTAGGTGGTTTGTTCCGGAAACAGGTTTCTTTGCAGTCAATACTCATCATCCGCAGTTTAAAGAATTTGCCAGTGAATATAAAAGACATTATGTAGAACGCGACAACAGCATGTTGAGAAGATTCTACGACAACGATGTCTATGGATATGTTTTTGAGAAATTAAAAGCCCCGGGCAATGATCTATGTAAAGATTTTACCAAGGGCTATAAGACACCGTTGCGTCATACTGTGCTTGGACCTTACATTGAACACTACAAGGCCAAACATTCTAAACACGAATTTAGCCTGGAGAACTGATCCAGTATTTTTCGTGGCGATTTACAATTAAATCACTCTTTGCGCTCTTACCGTAGTCTTTGCGTTTGCCCTTAAGGTGATCAAGGTATGCACCCCATGCACTATTGATTAAAGGATGGCCTTCACCTTTGAATAAACCTGCACTCCAGTCATACCATTGCCATTCTGGATGACGTTGCTTAACTTCTTTCCTAACAATGTCGAAAACCCAGCAGTCGTTCCACTCACTCATGGTAAACAGTCTGCCAGTGTCGTAGGCTTTTTGAAATTCAACAAGAAACTCTTGAGTGTTTTTGTCCTGCAAGTTCATGGAATACAAGCCGCATTCTGTAAACTTTTTCTCTCTACCTAAAAATCCTAGACCAATAGCAGGAGCGGCCATTTTATCTATAAAGTGATGGGGAACAGGTGTATGACACACCATATCAGCATCCATCCAAAATAGTACATCGGCATCACAGTTTGCGGCAGCGTGGCACACTGAATAAATTTTATGGCTAAACCGGATAGCGTCCCAACGGAACCCAACTCCAGGTGCTTTGCCTTTCCTATCCACGGGCCCAGTGGCAACAAGTCCGTTGGCCTTAGGATCATTTTTCCATTTTTCCTTAAATGCTACTAGTGCAGGCACAGTGGCATGTAAATCTCTAACCACTAGATTAGGAGCAGACTCGACTATTTCACAATCTTCTGAATAGACATACAAGGTAATATCAGCCGGCCAAGTTTTTAAAAATGTTTCAATCATCTTGCGACCATATTTTTCATAGCCAGCCTTGTGAAACGTAGTGACTACTGCTTTTTTCATTTAGAGTATCTTTTAATATCGGCTTCAACCATCATCTTAACAAGTCCGTCAAAATCTGTTCGACGCTTCCATCCTAACACCGTTTCTGCTTTAGTAGGATTACCACATAAGCTGTGTAATTCAGCAGGACGAACAAATGCTGGATTAGTTTCAATATAATTTTGCCAGTTAACGATACCTGCATGTTTAAATGCACGTTCTAATAGATCACCTATGGTATATTGAACTCCAGTGGCAATAACATAGTCGCCTGGTTCAGGTTGTTGCAACATCAACCACATGGCTTCAACAAAATCACCGGCAAATCCCCAGTCACGTTTTGCATCTAGATTTCCTAGAACAATTTTATCTTGAAGGCCAAGTTTAATACGAGCAACCCCGTCTGTGATTTTGCGTGTGACAAATTCTTTACCACGGATCGGTGATTCATGATTAAACAAAATACCGTTTGATGCATGTAGGCTATAACTTTCACGGAAGTTTACGGTCATCCAATAGGCATAAAGTTTTGCAACACCATAGGGACTGCGTGGCCAGAAAGGAGTCATTTCATCTTGCTGTCCTCCAGAAATCTCAATACTGTTACCAAACATTTCACTGGTACTGGCTTGGTAATATTTGGTATCTGGGTTGTGTTGCTTGATGGCATTTAGGATATTTAAGACGCCAACTGCATTAACTTCAGTAGTCATTTTGTTTAGATCCCAACTGGCCCCGACAAAACTCTGTGCAGCGAGATTGTAAAATTCATTAGGTTTGAGACTCTTGACCAAGTGGTTCATACAGCCATCGTCTGTGATATCCCCGGTGATCAAATCCACTTCATTTTCAATGCCTAGGAATTTAATATTGTCAAGATTGGGGTTTGAATATCGTTTGACCAGTCCGTAGACCTTGTAGTCTTTTTCTAAAAGTAGTTTGGCAAGGTAAGGACCATCTTGTCCTGTCATGCCTGTGACAAATGCAATTTTTTTCATATTTTTCCTAATTTCAATAAGGTGAATTATTTATGAGTTATTTTCAATGCTAGGTTATTTCTTCCACAAGTAGTAATTTTTAGCAACTTCTCTAATGGCGTAGTGATCTGATTTCAATAATTTTTGACATTCTTTAGATATCAGTTCAGGTCCTTCAATTATGATTGTGGGTTGTGTTCGGCGCCATATCTGTTGAAGTTCAGGTATAAATTTTTCATGTAAAAAATCAATAATTATTAAATCCACATCAGACACCAAATGGATATTATCGAAATTTTCTCTGTATACCACATTTCTTTTTTGAATACGTGGCAGTGTGCCATTGACCACAAACACCGTGTCAAAGGTTTCTAATAGGTCCTCTAGATTGCCCAAAGCTGTGCCCACGGCCAGCACATTTCGTGCTTTACGGTGAGCTTTCTTCATTCGTTTTGAAAATTTTGTCATTGTTATTCATTAAATACACATATATTTATTAACCTAATGCGATTCAAAATTCATAAAGACAACGGAGCACTTAACAGTCCGCCTATATTTGCAGCCTTGGAACAAGGTATCAAAAATACCGGTTTTTCGGTGGTAGATTCTGGTCAAGACGTTGATGTCATCTGGTCAGTTTTGTGGCAAGGTCGTATGCAACGGAATCAACTGATCTATAATCAATGTCGGGCTAAAGGAAAACCAGTCATGATAATTGAAGTTGGCAATCTTGTAAGAGGCAGTACCTGGCGCATCAGTTTAGACCACATTCATGGCCTGGGAATTTTTGGAAATAGTGAAAATCTTGACAAATCTAGACCAACTGTCTTGGGACTAAATCTAAAGCCGTTAAATCAAAAAAGAAATAATAAAGTTTTAATTGCCTGTCAACATGAACGCAGCCTTCAATGGGAAGGGCAACCTTCCATGGCAGAATGGGCAAAAAGAAAGGTTGCAGAAATTAGGAAATTTACCGAAAAAGACATAATAATTAGACCACACCCTAGATCCCCGTTTACATTAAACATGACCGGAGTTCAAGTTGAACAGCCAAAAAAAATTCCAAACAGTTATGATTCATTTGACATTGACTACAATTATCATTGTGTGATTAATCACAATAGTGGCCCTGCTGTTCAAGCAGCAATTAATGGAATTCCGGTAATTTGCGATAGTTCGAGCCTGGCTTTTCCAGTCAGTGAACAGATTGAGAATATTAACAATCCAACACTGCGAGATAGAGACGAGTGGTTTTTAAAATTATGTCACACTGAATGGACCGTGGATGAAATATCAAAAGGCTTGCCCATACAACGGCTTGCAGCCAACCTAAAAAATTATTAAAAATCATTGACTTTCACCTAAAAATACAGTATAGTATTAGTATGTCGAAATTCTCTTACGTTGAAGATTTATTTGTTGAATTCTATGATCACACTTTTTTAGATGTAGAAATTCTGCAGGCTCAAGATACCTCAGCTATTCACAGCTTTTATAATCAGATATCTTTAGGAAATCAACTGACTGTAAATCAGGGGAATTTTTTACTGAAAATTCTAACAAAATACAAATCTCATGCAACACAATTAGGTATTGATTACGGTACACTTGTTGATGCTCCTGTGTGGAAAAATTCATTTAGAAAATTAGATTTGTCTAAACGGGCATTTGTAGAAGAAACCGAAGACGGTGAAATTAATATTTGTCTAAAATTTCCATATCTTCTTAAAGACACATTCGATAAAGAGTTTGACACAGAAAGTCAAGGATATGCCGCTAGTCAATGGGATAGTGATCGAAAACTTAGAGTGTTAGATGTTTGCAAATTTAATGTAATACATCTCGAAGAATTTCTACGTAAACACGAATTCGAGCTTGACGAATCATTCTTGACATTGGTTGATACTGTTGCAGAAATATGGGATCAACAAGAGCAAATTATACCCCGTGCAGAACTAGTCAATAATAGTGTTGTGCTAATCAACGCTTCCGAAGATGCATTAAATTTTTATCAATCACATCGAACTGACAACATTAATCACGATTTGTTTCTGGCAAAGTCCATGGGCTATCCGATACAGTTAAATCGATCACCGGTGACTCATGTAGAGACAATTTGCCAAGAAACTTCCAAGTATTTTTGGTTAAAAGTTAACTCTGATTTTTTCAACTTATACAAAGAAATAAACGGAGTTGCCTGCATTCTAGTTGATCGTAATACTCAAGACGTTGTTGCATGGCTTGAAAAATTTGTTGGATCAGCTGACATTGCAGGCGTTCCTAGATCGGAAATAAAAGTCTGTTTTAGAGATCCAATTGAAAAAAAATCAAAACTAAATGAATGGGTTAAAGACAACAATCTAGGTGGAAAAGTAGAAGGCGGAAAGATATTAATATTTCTTCATAAACCTCCTAAGTGGTTGTTTAAAGACAATATTGATGTTAAAATAGTTATTACAAATAGCTATACACCTATTAACGAACCCACTATATCGAGTTGGTTAGCTGCTCATCCGTGTGTGTGTTATTTGGGAGAAATTAAGCCTACTCCTATAAGGAAACAGAAAATTGTCAGTTTGTAAATTAGTAATTCGAGATGAAGTTAACATTAAGGTTGAAGGTCTTAGTGTTGAAACACGAAGAAAAATTGTTAACAAACTAAAATTTGATTTACCATATGCACGTCATATGCCAGCATATAAATTAGGCCGCTGGGATGGGACTAAGACTTATTTTAGCATTGGTGGCACTGGTTATCTTGCACACTTGGATATCATACTACCTATCATAGAAGAGGCTGGCTACGAGATTGATATCGAAGATCTGCGACAGCACAGTAAAATAGAATTTGAACCAGTCACTGAAAACTACTGGGCAGACAAAGGCAAGACATGGCCTAAAGGTCATCCTGATGCAGGCAAGCCTATTATACTTAGAGACTATCAATACGATGTTGTTAACAAGTTTTTAGACAATCCACAATCATTACAGGAGGTAGCAACAGGTGCAGGTAAAACAATCACTACAGCGACATTGTCGCATCTTTGTGAGGCGTATGGGCGTACGATGGTTATTGTTCCGAACAAATCTCTTGTTGTACAAACTGAGGAAGACTACAAAAATCTTGGACTAGATGTCGGCGTATATTTCGGTGACCGTAAAGAATTAAACAAAACACATACTATTTGTACTTGGCAAAGTCTCAATGTGTTAGACAAGAAAAGTTATGACGATGCTTCATTGAGCTTGGCAGAATTCACTGCCGGGGTATCAGCAATCATTATCGACGAAGTACATCAGGCCAAGGCCGAAGTGCTGACTAAATTGTTGACACAGAACTTTAACAACTGTGCAATTCGTTGGGGGCTGACTGGAACTATTCCCAAAGAAGCATGGGAATTTCAAGGCATACTTGCCAGCATAGGACCAGTTATCAATCAGGTATCGGCACATGACCTACAGGAGAAGGGCGTGTTGGCACAACTGCAAATTAACATTTTGCAAACCAACGAAGTACAGGAATTTAGAAGTTTCGCAGACGAATATGCATTTTTAGTCACTGACGATTCTAGAATTACCTGGATGGCAAATAAAATACAATCACTAGCTTTAACAGGAAATACTCTAGTGTTGATCAATCGTATTGACACTGGAAACAAATTAATTGAACGTATTCCCGAAGCTGTATTCGTTAGTGGTGGGATGAAACTAGACGACAGGAAAGAAGAATATGACGAGATTAAAACAAGTGATGGCAAGATTATTGTGGCGACTTATGGTGTGGCCGCTGTGGGTATTAATATCCCTAGGATTTTTAATTTGGTTCTTGTGGAGCCCGGAAAGAGCTTTGTCCGAGTTATACAAAGTATTGGGCGCGGCATTAGAAAAGCGCAGGACAAGGATCACGTAGAGATTTGGGATATCACTTCACAGTGCAAATATTCTAAACGACATCTCACTGAACGAAAGAAATTTTACAAAGAGGCCAAGTACCCCTTTACAATTACAAAGGTAACAATATGAAAATATTAACATTGAACAATAGATCTTTTGATCTAAACGAATTGCCAGATGAGGTAGACGAAGACACTAGATTTTCAGTATTAGATAATTCCAATCCTAACGAACCAGATTTCTTTTTTATGCCGTTGATATTTTTGGAATCATTTAACTCACCTGCTATATTATTAAGTGTGGGAGGCTATGAAGTACAAATGCCACTGGACTGGTGCATGATTGTTGGAGATCGAGATTGTGGACTTGATCCTGAAGTTTTGCCCTTGACCAGCCTAAATGAACGTGGGTTTGATGCATTTATTTTTAATCCTATAAATGGATTTAAATGTGAGTACATGCCCATTGAAATAGTAAATATCTATCAAGACGTGAGATGGTACTTTCCTAAAATGAAAAACGGACAATTACTCACTGTGCCATTGCATGATGGTCCTAGTCCGCCATGTGCATATTTTGTTAAAGAAATCAGTAGACAGAGCGAAATTTTACAATTAGATAAGGTAATTTAAATGAAAGCAGGAAAAGTATGGGGGCAGACCGAACTCCTAGAAGCAAACGGTGTACTAGAGTTTCATCGTATTGAAGCTAAAAAAGGCGGCACATGTTCTAAACACAAACACAGATATAAATGGAATGGCTTCTTTGTTGAAAAAGGAACTATGATTATTCGTGTGTGGAAAAACAATTACGATCTAGTTGATGAGACAGTGTTAGTAGCAGGGCAATACACAAAAGTTGCACCGGGCGAATATCATCAATTTGAAGCAGTCACTGATTGCGTTGCTTTTGAGCTCTATTGGGCAGAATTTGATCACGATGATATTGAGCGTGAAACTGTAGGATATGCAAAATAATGGGCTCTCTTACTCCTGGCGCAACTTACAATTACGAGTATGAAGATGGAGTTGTCTATGCCACAGAGTTAGGCACAGACGAAAGAAAAATTATTGGATATAATCATGATTCATTTACTAACTCTGTCATTCTAGAATATGAATTAGAAACCGTATGGAAAGGCATAATTAAAGAATCTCAAACAAATATCACTTTACAAAAAGCCCTAGAACGTGTTAAAATATTATATCATCTGAGCAAAGACAATGGCAAATAAACACATAGACCTTTTTAAAGAAATAATTCCAGCAGTTGATCTTGGAATGAAAGACTTATGGGATGCCGCTACTGATGATGGAAGGAAAGAGATCAAAGGAGATTTCTGGAATCTTAATAGATATATCAGCAGTGTTAAAAGCAGTGATCGGGCGCTTCAAGAGCATTTTGTTTTGACCGTAAATGAATACTACAATAAAAATTGGAATAATATTCAAAAACATCCCAAACTGGTTTGGCAGTCGTTGTGTGCCTGTAGTAGAGGCACAGGTCAAACCTATTTTCATGAATGGATTCCTCTTAAAAAACAAAAAAATAAAAAAGTAGATTTTCTAGCAGAGCTGTTTCCGAACATGAAAATGACAGATGTTGAAACTCTAGCAGCAATAACTACAGACAAAGAAATAAAAGAATATGCTAAGGACCTTGGTTGGGATAAGAAGCAAATTGCAGACATTAAATTATAAGTGCGAATACTGCGGCAAAGAATTTGTCAAAGAAAAAACTTTGGCTGTGCATGTCTGTGAACAGAAACGTAGACACATGAGCAAGAATGAAAGACATGTTCAGGCAGGCCTGTTAACATTCCAACGATTTTATGAACTGGCACAACGAGGTTCTAGTCCCAAGACCTTTGATGATTTTGCAGGTAGTTCATTCTACAATGCCATGGTAAAGTTTGGTAGTTTTCTTGTAAACACTGCTCCTATCTATCCAGAGAGATTTATTGACTTTGTGGTCAAGAGTGGAGTAAAACTAGATCATTGGTGCAGAGATGAACTCTATGATACCTATATCAGTGAGCTGATAAAAATAGAACCAGCAGACGGTGCAATACAGAGAACCATCAAAACTATGATGGAATGGGGTGATGCTAACTCAGCCCCCTGGGAACACTACTTTCAATACGTTAATCTCAACCGCGCTACGCACGATATCAAGGAAGGATTGATTAGTCCGTGGATAGTGTTAAATAGCAAGTCGGGGAAGGAAATGTTAAAGCGTATGAATGATGAGCAACTAGATATAGTTGGTCCAATTATTGATCCTAACTATTGGTCCAGACGTTTTAAATCTTTACCCGCAGATGTAGAGTTAGTTAAAGACGTCATCAAGGAGGCGAAAATATTATGATTTATAAGAAAAGAAAAGAAGAAGCAAGCGCACCACCTGTAGAAGACGAAGAAGTAGAGTTAGCACACAACGAAGAACACATATCCAGAGACGATATAGACATTGAGATAGTGATTGCGGAAGATTCCGACGATGTATTTGTAAAATTTACGGGGTTCAATGATCGCGAAGATTCTGAAGAGTATGCACAGTTTCTAGCAGATACATTGCCTTTGCTATTGTTTGAAACCACGAGATTGAACTAATGCCGGATATTGACATAGACTTTGTAGACCGCGATCAAGCATTAAAATTGTTTGAACACATCCCTGCCAGTAGACTAGACAATCAACGATTGGTCAAGCATAACACAGGTGTATATCTACACGCTGTTCCTGTAGATGCAGTTAGTGGTCTATGTCAACTTCCCTATGAACAGGCAGAAGAAGAAAAGTATTTTAAAATAGATTTTCTCAATGTTGGAATTTATAAAGGTGTTCGTGATGAAGAACATCTAATTTATCTAATGAATCAGGAGCCACTATGGGATCTACTACAACAAGACGAATTTGTAAATCTGTTATTTCATTTGAACGGGCATGGAGATATAATCCGGAAGACCCTACCGACTTCCGTGGAACAATTATCTGCCGTCCTTGCTATGATCCGCCCAGCCAAACGTTATCTGATTGGGAAAGACTGGACTACGATTATGACAGAAGTTTGGACGAAACCGAGTAACGATGAATACTATTTTAAGAAAAGTCATGCCACTGCCTATGCTGTGGCCATTGTGGTACAGATGAATTTAATCTGTGAACAGATCAGTTATGGATATCAATGAACTTTGATGCCTTTAGCAGTGCTCAGATACAGAGCAAGATTTGGCTCGTGGATCGATTAGAGCGTACACTTGAAGAACATAGACCTATTGAGGACGGTTATCGTATATGGATTTTAGCGGGATGGTATGCCTTAGCTAATTTTTTAATCCGTACTAGAAATAAAATACCTGTGCTGGAAGTCCGTAGCTTTGACCAAGATCCCGCATGTGAACCTATAGCAGAGGCCATCAACAATCTATGGGTCTATCGAGCTTGGGAATTCAAGGCACATACCGTTGACATCAATCTGTTGGAATATAAACCAAGACCAGATGTGATTATAAATTCCAGTGTTGAGCACATGACTTCGAGCCAATGGTACGCAAATATCCCAGCGGGCACAGTGGTATGTCTACAGGCCAGCGATATGCTAGATGAGGATCATGTTAATTCTATGTCCAGTATCAAGGACCTAATGCTAAAGTACCCCATGAGCGAACAGCTCTACGATGGCATTAAAAGATTTGAATTTGAAGACAAAGCCTTTAATCGAGTAATGATTATTGGCATTAAGTAGCACGGCGAACCAATGTGATTGATTTGCGTTTGATACGTTTTACAATAATGTCGTTGAGGCTGGTACAGGGACCAAATATGACCTTGACATCTTTAGTTGAAAAGTTTTTGATAGTGTATCGGAAAGCATAAATTTCTTTAAGTAAAAATATATTAATGGGAATCTGCCTATTTGATTCCCACCACCAAACTTCGCCTAGTTCTAAGAATTTTGCTTTTTCTGCTTCAGTTTTGATATGTGCATAGTCATACATGCTAGTGATAGCGGAATCTTGATTAATTATGATGCCCACATATTCCTGATCAACGTGGGTTACAACACTGATAAAAGGAAAGTTTTCTTGTAGGTTATGTGTGATTCTCATAGATAAATAGTGTAAAGGTCCGCTAGTGTATGCAACTCATTTCAGTTTATTTATATCCAAATAAGATAGATGTATTTACAAATACGTTGGCCGCCTGGCAACCAGAGAGGTATCGTAGAGTGTACAATCGTAACTTAAAAATCCATCGAGGCGTCGATAACAGAATAGATCTGCAGGTACGGAATTCTGACCAGAAGGCCCAAGCCGTAACAGGTTCATATCTAGTGTTTAACCTAGTTAATAGAGAATCTAAAGAACTCATACTGCAAAAGGATTGTGTAATTCAGAATGTGTTGGAAGGAAAGGCATATGTTATTTTATCCAATACCGAGTTAGCAGGGATAGAACCTGGCTTTTATCAATACTCTGTTGTCACCGAAACTCGGGTGTTGAACGGTGACACGTATACCGTTAGCGCAAAAACACCTCTCTATATAGACAGTCAGTATGGTGCATTTAGTCCTTTAGAAATTACTGGGAATGTATTCGGAGAACCAGTTGATAGTCTAGTAATAAAAGAATTTAAAAATTATCAACCTTACGACCCTGGCACAGCATTATACTATATCAGTGGTATTATTGATGCACAACCCCAGTACGGTACTCCACAGAGTCTGCACACATTTCAATTTAACATGACCAATTACAGCGGTGATATCATCATCCAGGGCAGTCAAAGTGCTGGCGGTAATCCAGAGCGTTGGGTAGATTTGCAAACTATACCAGCATCACAAGATCCTATTCTTTACCAAAATATCACTGGTAAATTTAATTGGTTTAGAGTCAAATATATTCCGGCACTATTGAATACAGGAACTGTTGACAGCGTACTATATAGATAGTATACTGTATACATGACTCTTGTTCTTGATAAGTTTAGAACTCTTCTTCCTTCGAAATTAAAATCCAGTCCTAGCGGCTGGATCAGTTTCAACGCTCCCTGCTGTCAACATAGAGGTCATGCCCACGATACTAGAAAGCGTGGTGGCATCATTATTACAGACAGTATAGTCTATAACTGTTTCAACTGCAAGTATTCCACAGGTTGGAAACCCGGCTCGACGATCACTGCTAAATTCAAAAGTCTTTGCCAATGGCTAGGGGCTAATGACGAAGACATCAAACAGTTGATATTTGAAGCGATGAAAACTGAGTCGGCAGAATATCAACCAGAAGCATTTGTAGAAAAACCCACATTTACAGAAAAGCCCTTGCCCGAAGGTGCATTACCCTTGATTGAATGGTTAGATTCTCAATTGACTGATGTTCAAGAACAACAGTTGGTCAAGGTGGTAGAATATGTGGTAGGTAGAGGCTACGATCCATTAAGCAATCACTTCTATTGGAGTCCAGAAGCAGGCTATGCAGATCGTGTGATAATTGCTTTCAAATATCTTGGAAAAATTGTAGGCAACACAGCACGTAAAGTCACAGAAGGAAAACCCAAGTATTTGTCCGATCAACATCCATTCTTTGTGTTCAACGTTGACGAACAATGTGAGGCACATAGATATCTGTTTGTGGTAGAAGGCCCATTTGACGCTATCAGCGTCGGCGGAGTGGCCTTGCTCACTAATGAAATCTCCGACCAACAGGCTCGGATAATTAACAGTATAGGCAAAGAAGTGATTGTGATTCCAGATCAAGACAAAGCAGGCACAATGCTGATAGATCAAGCTAAAGAACTAGGCTGGTCGATAGCATTTCCAACTTGGGATGACTCTGTGAAAGATTGTGCAGACGCTGTGAAAAAATATGGCAAACTATTTGTTGTTGTTGATGCTATAAAAACAGCAACATCAAATCCTGCAAAGATTGAAATTGAAAAAAGAAAGATGCTAAACAAGATAGCAGTATTGGAGAATCAAAATGATTAAAAAAATATTAGATTTTATTTTATATCCGTGGCACAAGTATCAAGAACGCAAGGCATGGAAAAAACGTTTAGAAGAATTGCGTAAACGTGATCCATTTATCTACAAATGATCATGTGGGGGGTAAATGCCCTTAATCATGGAAGTAGTCTTGCTGTATTCAAGGACGGCAGTCTGTGGTCCAATCAAGTGGGTTCTTCGGATGAATTAGACAGCAAAATAATTACCGATGCCCTGCATCTTGGAGCACCAGATCGTATCTTTTGGTACGAACGACCCTGGATAAAGAAAGCAAGACAGGCATACGCAGGACAGTGGCATCGTGTCTTAGATATGAAGGTACTTCCACGTAGATATATGAAAGCGCAACATTATGCTCCGATCACTTATACACCGCATCATGGTAGCCACGCAGCCGCAGGCTACTATACCAGTCCTTTTAATCATTGTGCTATTGTGGTACTCGACGCCATAGGTGAATTTGAATGTGCAAGTATTTGGCAAGGCCTACACGGCGAAATGAAAAAAGTGTGGAGCAGAAGTTATCCTAATAGTCTAGGGCTATTCTATAGCGCATTTACTGACTTGTTAGGAATGACTCCAATACAAGACGAATATCTATTGCAACAAATGGCTGAGAAGGGCGACCCACATCGTTATAAACATGATGTTCACAAATACATGAGCGGACTATTAATCTCTGGTAAGAACATGCACAAGGGCGTCCTCGATTGGCCGTATGACATTAGCAACGAACAAGACAGGTACGATATTGCTGCCGCAGTTCAAAGAGTGTTTGAAGATCAAATTCGTATGGTTATGCTAGAAGCTAAGAAATTAGTCAATACCGATTGTCTAGTCTACATGGGCGGTTGTGCTATGAATTCAGATGCTAATAAACGATTTGTGGAACCTGCATTTAAGTACAGGTGGAGTTTACCTAATCCAGGAGATCCATCTAGTTCTATCGGAGCAGTCTTGTATCACACTAAACAACGAGAGTGGAAATACAACTTTGGTGTTGCAAAGCACCTAGCAATTAGTGTATAATAAAATATATGTTTTATCATAATAAGAAATATCAGACAGGTGATCAATGGTTGATTGATACAGAATATACCAAGTATCAAGACCTATTACCGTTGGTCGAATCAAATCCCAATACTGAATACAGCAACGAAACTGTGGCGTTTAATGCTAGACAGTACCCATTGTGGAGTGATCCTGTGGTTGCACAGACAGTAAGACACAAACAATTTCTTAATAACTATGTTCAACACCCCGCTTGGGAAGAAGCAACACATGGTATATTCGAATGGACCAAGCGACGATTGAAAAGAAATAAAATTGACCTAAATTTTGTGCCAACTATTTCATGGAGCATGGAATATGCCGCAGGCGGCTGGCAAAGCATGCATACACATGACAACGATTGTGTTACACAGATATTCTATTTAGATGGAGAAATAAACCAAGACCCAAATGTTAGTGCAAAAGAAAATGCATGGGGGTCTATGTATGCCTTTTTAACTAAAGGCGATAAACCATTATACAAATCATTCAGCAGTTGGGCAGGACGTTGTATAATACTCCGTGGCGATATTTTTCACGGTGTTTATCCCATAAAAACATTGCCACGCAGAACAATTATTATGGATTATAAAGTGATACGATGATAAAGACCTACGACTACGAAGTACAAAAATTATATCTTGAACTCATGCTGGCAGATGCAGAAGTATTTGTTCGCTGTCAAGGCATTTTTGATCATTCATTGTTTGACCGCAAATTGCAAGATGCGGCAGAATTTATTCATGAATATGCCAAAGGTTACAACGTATTGCCAGACTATGAAATGGTCAATGCTACCTGTAGGGTTGAACTTAAACGTCCTGAGGATCTTAAAGATGGTCACATGGAATGGTTCATGGACGAATTTGAAAAGTTTACGCAACACAAGGCTCTGGAACGTGCCATTATTGAAAGTGCTGATCTATTAGAAAAACATGACTATGGTGCAGTAGAAGTATTAATCAAAGAAGCGGTACAGATTGGTCTTGCTCGAGACATGGGCACAGACTATTTTGCTGATCCCCGTGGTAGATTGATGGGCATCAAAGACAAGAACGGTCAAGTATCAACAGGCTGGCCCTGTATGGATCGTAAGTTGTTCGGAGGGTTCAATCGAGGAGAACTGAATATCTTTGCAGGTGGATCAGGTGCAGGTAAAAGTTTGTTCTTGGCTAACCTAGGGGTTAACTGGGCCTTAATGGGTCTTAATGTAGTTTATCTAACACTAGAACTTTCAGAAGCACTGGTCAGTATGCGTATTGATGCAATGTTAACAGGAACATCAACTAAAGACATTTTTAAAGACATCGACGATGTTGAGATGAAGGTTAAGATCATTGGCAAGAAAGCGGGCCTGCTACAGGTCAAGTATATGCCAAGTGGCAAGACTGCCAATGACATTCGTGCATATCTAAAAGAATATGAAATCAAAGTAGGTAAGAAAGTTGATGTATTATTGGTTGACTATTTGGACCTGTTAATGCCACTTAGCAAGAAGATTTCACCAGCAGACTTGTTTATCAAAGACAAATATGTATCAGAAGAACTGCGTAATCTAGCAGTGGAAAAGAACTGCGTGTTTGTTACTGCCGCACAATTAAATCGTGGAGCAGTGGAAGAAGTTGAATTTGATCATAGTCATATCTCAGGTGGACTATCTAAGATTCAAACAGCAGATAACGTGTTTGGTATCTTTACAAGTCGTGCTATGCGTGAACGTGGTCGATATCAAATACAATTAATGAAGACACGTTCATCGAGTGGTGTAGGCATGAAGATTGATCTAGAGTTTAATCTTGAAAGTTTGCGTATTAGCGACCTACCAGAAGATGAACAAGAAAATAACGGTGCAACAAGTAGAGGTAGTTCCAGCATAATTGAGTCAATCAAGGCTCGCAGTACTATTCAAGGTCGCATCGATGAAGATGGTGTTATACAAGATCCGACTCAAGGTGTTGGTCTAGGCAAGGTTCGTGCCAATGTTGAGTCAAGTAAGATGCGTGAGATTTTAAACAAGCAGTTCGGCGATGAAGACTAAAAAAGTAGAGTTGTACAAGTGGTTGCCTGAAGAAGGCGAAAATATTGAAATTGATTGGCCCAAGGTACATAAGACCATAGGATTAGATCATACCAATTGGTTGTTAACACAGCCTGAAAATATCTGTCAAATGGTACTAGAAAGAAGCGACATGCATTGCCGTTTAGTAGCTGAATTTTATGATGATCGTACATTAACACAATACCACTTAATGTGGGCTAAATAATGAATGCGTCTAAGAGAATTACAAGAACGATCAGATCTAATCACAGTTAATCGCCGTCTTAATCCCAAGATATGGGACGGTGATGCACTCAACCCAGCGGTTGCACAAAAACTCAAAGAAATTGCTGATGCATTTCAAGAGTTCATTGGTATTGACCTTGATGTGGTAGATTACACAATTACAGGATCTAATGCCAACTATACCTGGACCGAGCACAGCGATCTAGATCTGCACATAATTGTGTCGGGAGCAGTTGACGATAACAGTCGCGAATTATTCAATGCCAAAAAGGCACTCTGGGCCGAACAGCACAACATTACCATCAAAGGTCTGCCTGTAGAATGTTATGTTCAGGGTCAAGAAGAAGAGCATCACAGCACTGGTGTGTATAGCATAGCTCGCAGTCAATGGCTGGTCGAACCAAAGAAGACGAAACCAGAAGTAGACGACAGTGCTGTAGAACGTAAAAAAGATTCAGTCATCCACGATATCGAAACTGCTCTATTAAGTAAAGATCTTAATAAACTTAGAGCAGTTAAAGAAAAGATCACCAAGATGCGTAAAGCTGGTTTAGAACGAGCCGGGGAGTGGTCAGTAGAAAACCTAGTTTTCAAAATACTTCGAAACCTAGGTCTTATTGATGAGATTGCTGATCTAATTCGTGAACTAGAAGATCAAGAACTGAGCCTAGAACAGGCTCAGCAACAAATCAATCCCGCTTGACGCCAAACAACTGTAATAGGTTGATAAACAGGTTAATAAAGTCCATGTATAGAGTCAATGCACCCATAACTTCTTCACGACCTGTATCGCCATCCACTGACACCATTTCACGAATCTTTTGCGTGTCGTAGGCAGTCAATCCGAGGAAGATAATAATTGCCAATGCAGAGATCACCATCTGCATCACGGTGCTGCCAATAAAGATATTCACAATGCTGGCAATAATAATGGCAATTAGTCCTACAAACATGAACTTGCCCATGCTGTCCAAACTCTGTTTGGTAAAATAACCATAGCCCGACATTACAGCAAACAGTACACTCGCTGACATAAATGCTGACACAATTGAGCCCATAGTGAACACAGCAAAGATTGTGGCAAAGCTAAGTCCCATTAGAGCAGCGAACGCATATAGGAATAGCTGTAGTTGCCCTTTATTAAAATGCTGAGCAGCAAAAGCAAAGGCCAATATGACTACTAAAGGTGAAAAGATCACAATCCATTTCATTGCACCCGTAAAAAAGAATGCCAACAACTCTGGACTAGAACCCACAAAGTAACTCACAATCATGCTTACAATAACAGCAAGACTCATGTGGCCGTAGACACGACCCATGGCCGAGTTTACTTCTTCTGCTGAGCGGTAGTCTGTGATACCACCTGTATAATTTGTTCCAAACATAAAAATCCTCCTAGGTATAGTAAGTATACACTAACAATATTTATTTGTCAACCTGTCCTGTGTATATCTTGCGACGTTTTGCCCAAGGTAATACGGGCCTGTATCTGTCACGGTGTTCTAGATTTGATCTCACTGTGGCCACGTCCAATTCTTTGAAAATAAAGTCATCGTCTTTGAGTGCATTGTCTTTGATCAGGCCTTTGACAAATCCTTCTGTAAGGTCTAGCTCAGTGTCTGTGAGAAGACTGTGAACCAATTTATCCGCTAGAATTTTGTGATTGCTTAGGCACATGTGATTGTATCTGCCATCGAGTCCGTACCAAAATTTAGCATCAAGATCTGCCGTGATATCTTCAAATTCCCATTGTTGCACATCATCCATCAGTACGCCCTTGGCCCAATTGATTTCTGGCCAGGTTTCAGCTTGATCCACGTCCTGCCCAAAGCATTTCATTATTATAGGTCTGTTGAGTTTTTTCTTTAGAGTCTGATAGGCAAGATAACCCATGCGATTGTTGATGTGTATGAGATCTAATCTAACTCGTTGAATATAGCGTATAAAGTATTCTATAGCCTGGGCTTCATCCTTGGTAACAAAGCTGTCTAAATCAATGATGTTGGAATTGGTCATCTCGGGCATTCTATCTAGAAACCAAAATCTACTGGGATGAGTTAGAGCAATGATGATATAGTCATCTTCTTTGATTCTGTATTCCAATAGTTGTTGTAGAATGTCCCAACAGTAGTCTTGGGCACAGCCCATGATGCTGAGATTTTCCAAAACAACATCGTGCCCCAACTGTTCTTTAAGACCACGGGCTACCTGTTGTGGCCAAGTTACTGTGGCATCTTCGGGTCGAGGTGGTACAGAAAAGCTGTCGCCAATTACGTATAGTGTAGAGAATTTTGTATCAGTCATACAGTAGTTATCTGCAAGGCATGCTCAGTCACAAAAATCTTGAAACTTTACCAACTGGGTCTTTTCATTATTTTTGACATAGTCCACGCAGGCCTAGCATGCATGTCTGTGATGCGATATTGATTGAATTCTCTTGCACAAAAATCTGTATCTTTCCAACTGTCTTTGAGAATAAGGCCTTTGATAAATCCCTCGGTTAAATCCACTGTTATATCGTGCTGGAAAAAATCAACAATTTTTTTTGCCAATATGCCATGATTGCTCAAGGTGATGTGATTGTATCTACAGTCAATGCCCCTAAAATATCGATCACTTTGAGTATCCGGTTCTGCGAATTCTTGAGTTTGAATATCAAACAAGGTGCCCGTGGCCCAGGCTATTTCTTGGTGGTGTTGAGCTTCACTGACGTCTATGTCAAAGCAGCGCAATATCAAAGGCTTGGGCAAGCCCAGTCTAGTGATGTAACTGGTGAGCCAACCCAATCTCATCATCATGTGCAGAGTATCCAATTGTGGTCGTTGAATGTGCTGCATGAATCCTTCTATGGCTTTGTTTTTTTCCTTGGAAACATACTGATCCATACCTATGATGTGCATGTTACTGAGATTGGGTTCATCTTGCACAAACCAATATCTGTTGGGATGTGTTAGACATATGACGATTCGATCTTCAGCTGTGATTTGATTCACAGAATGAAATCCTGCTCTCAACTGTTGAAAGCACCAATCTTGACTGACTCCATGCTGACTCAGGGGCATTAATTTGAGTCCTAGGTCAGCAGCCACCTGTCGCGGCCATGTGATGGTGGCGTCTGTTGATTCCATGGGTTCAACAGAGAAGCTGTCGCCTATCATGATTAGTCTCGGAGTTGTGGTCATTTGTTATAATTATCTTCTCAATCATATTCACTGAATTTTCTTGACAAAGGTTAAATAGCAGTATATAATTAAACATAACTTAGTGGAACAAAATGCTAGAACGAATCACAACACTCACAGACGAATTGATTAAACTGCTCAAGGACGACCCTGTTCGACCTGAGATTCCTGCAGACTTTAGAGTGAACAAGAACAGCAGAGTCTATGTGTTGAAGAGTGAAACAGGTGAGACTATGGCGGTGACCTGTGTGAAGTTTCTAGCTGAAGTTCCGGGTTCAGTAGACGATCTTGCCAATGTGGCAGTTAATACCACTACAGCAGTGTTCTATACCATTTGGAGTTATGCCCAAGGTGCGGGACGCAGGTTGATTGAAGCTGCACAGCAAGACATCAAAACCCATGAACCCGAAATTACCACCTACGTGACTCTGAGTCCAAAAACAGAAATGGCTCGACGTTTTCATCACAAAAACGGAGCCACCACCTATAGAGAAAACGCTGATTCAGTGAACTATCTCTATGATTAGCTGCCGGGCTTAAAACCCACTGTGTAGACAGAAACCACAGGTTCCCAATTTTCACGATCTTTGGCTGTTTGACTTTCAGCAAACTGTTGTGCCACAAGATTGGCTCTGCTGAGATCGGTGATGTGTTCACCAGCGAGAAATTGACGCTGTAGTCTAATACCTGTGCGGCTGTTTCGGGCCATGATCTTGTATGCTTGCATTGTGTGCTCCTGGTCGAGTATTTATCAACCTAGACACATCATTACCTATTTGGATTCTTTAACTGTGTAGTTAATGGTCAACACATATCTGCTTTCGTGTGCCACAGGTGTGGTTGATGAGTGAAAATGCCGGCCGGGAAAGTCCATCCAAAGATTGGCAGTGGGTTTTTGTCTGTGCCATTCTGTGTACATTTCCCTTTTAGGTTGTTCCTTGCGTTGATCAAAGATGACAGTGTCGCCATCACTAGATGCAGGATAGAATATGCCTGTGCGATGGTTCAGCACAGGATGATCTATATGCGGTGAGTGCTCCACACTCCAAGGTGTGCGTGTGCATAATCCCAGGCGCACTCTTAGTACTGAATCTAATTGTTGATCTTGATGATCCAGAGCAGCCAATAGTATGAGCAGACTGGGATCCCATAAGGGACTGATGTTTTGACTGTCCTTGTAGATCAAATGGCTGAACGAGCCCTGATACTGGGGATCCGCCCCACTGATATCATCAGGGTTAGCAGTAAAGGGCAGATAGAACCAATCTATAGCAGGATCAGTGAGGCGTTGGCAGACATAGCTGAATTGATTGGGTTTGAGCAGATCTTGTATGAGTGTGATGGACATGTGAGTATATATCACATGCAATCAACTGCCACCCGCTAAGTGGCTGTGATTAGGCCTGTCCTGCAGTGGGATCTAGTGAAGGCAGTGGTGGTTCAACAGGTGGCTTATCACTGGGCGTCTGTTGATCCCAATGGGCCATGTGTGCTTTACGCTCGCTGGTCTCGGCTAATTTTTTAGCAGCTTCTGTGGCTGCGATTGCTTCGGGTGTCATTGGTCTTGCCATGAAGTTCTCCAAATAGGTTAGTGCTGTATTTAGCTGTGAGATTTCAGTTGTTGATGGCGAAGCGCAGCGCAAAATTTTTTGCTGCGAAGCAGTAGCGCAGATTTTTTGCGCAGATCTAGAGGCCAGTCAACAGGTCTAGAGTGGGATCTA